GACCACCTGGACGCCTACAAGACTTACGAACAGGTCATCGGCCAGCGCCTCAAGAACGAGGAGTTGGCCGGCAAACTGATCGAGCGTGAGTTCGTTCAGACGTACGTTTTCGGCGTCCTCGAGGAGCTTTCTCAGCGTCTTTTGCGCGACCATCCGAAGACCACCGCAATCCGAGCATTCGATCTGTTCAGCGCCGGCGGCACCGTGGAAGAGGCCGAGGAACTGATTCGCACAGACGCCAGTTCGCACCTCGGTCCAGCGCGTCGACGGGTTGAGACGTCGCTCCGAAAGAAGGCTGCAGAAGCCGCGTTACGGTTGCGCGAGTCTCTCCAGCAGGTGTCCGAGCAATCCGAATCAGCGGGCGCAGAGCCAGCGAAAGAGCGCACTGCTGAATACCAACCAAAACCACGCAGCAAGCGCAAGCGACGCTCCTGATGCGAGATTTCGAGGCCGCCCAGCTCGAATGGCTGGCGGACAAATTCGCTTCGTGGACCACCGAAATGGAGGTCTTGAAGCCATCGGAGTGGGCTGAAGAGAAACGCTACCTGCCCCCGCAGCACACTGCGTTGCCCGGCCCTTACCGATTCGCTGTTACTCCGTATCTGCGCGAAATCGTCGACTGCCTTTCTCCAGACTCCCCGATTCGGGAGGTGTCTCTGATGAAGGGCGCGCAGATTGGATACAACGTCGGCGTCATCGAGAACGGCATCGGTTATGGCATCGACCACATCAAGTCGGTGCCAATGATGTTGGTCACCGCCGACGACGGCCTCGCGAATCTGCGAGTCAGCGGCTACATCATTCCGATGCTCCAGACGTCTGGTCTGGCGCATCTGATCAAGAGTTCGGACGAAGGAAACCGGCGGAAAACAGGCCAAACGAAGGAGAAAATCGAATGGATCGGCGGCGGATCGCTGATTCCGTTTGGTGCTCGGAATGCTGCGAAGCTCCGATCGTTCTCCGTCCAGTGGCTGTTCAATGACGAGCTCGACGGCTGGCCAAACACGGTTGGCAGCGACGGTGATCCGTACGAACTCGCGAAGAGCCGCACCAAGGGCTACGAGGTCAGCCGCAAGATCCTGAACGGCTCGACGCCGCTCCTGAAGGACACATCGAAAATCTACCCGCTGTTCCTTCAGGGGGACCAGCGGAAGTACCACGTTCGCTGCCTGAAGTGCGGCTTCCCGCAAGAACTTCGCTGGGAACACACCGACAACGAAACCGGTGTCATCACCGGCATGTACTGGGAGACGGAGAACGGGATCCTTGTCGAGGATTCCGTTCGTTACCAGTGCCGTAACTGCAGTCACGGTCACGTCAACGGCGACAAGACGCGACTCTTCGATCCGAACAACGGAGCGGAATGGGTCCCGACTGCAACGCCGAAGTCTCCCGACATCCGCAGCTATCACCTCAGCGGTCTCTATTCGCCACCCGGCATGTACAGCTGGGTGTCGGCAGTGAGAGACTGGATGCTGGCATGGGACACTGAGCAGAAGCGCGTGAGGGACGTCGGCAAGCTGCAGGTGTTCTACAACAACGTTCTCGGCGAGCCCTTCGTAGCCTTCGGTGAGAAGGTTCGTCCCGACGCTGTTTCGAAGCACCGGCGCAACGATTACCGCTTCGGTCAAGTCCCCAACAAGTGGGCAGAAGAAGCGTGCGGCTCCCCCATCCTCCTCGTCACGTGCGCGGTCGACGTCCACAAGTCGAACCTTGCCGTTGCGAATATCGGCTGGTGTCGTGGATGGCGTGCGGTCCTGCTCGACTACTGGCGCTTCGAGGGTGACACCGAGAACCTCGATGACGAAGCCACGTGGGGGCGACTGCGGCAGCTCATTGAGTCGCCCTGCAACTACGTGGCGGACGACGGGAAAAAGTACCGCATTTCGATCACAGGCATCGACTCAGGCCACCGCCAAGATGACGTGTATCGCTTCTGCTCGCGGTACTCGTCCGGCGTGTATCCGCTGAAGGGTCTGGGGGGTTACCAGTCACAGCACGGCTTCCAATACTTCAAGAAGCTGCGCTCTCCCGTCGGCGTTCATGCGTTCGGCATCTACGTCAACTACTACAAGGATCGCTGGAGTACCGCGCTGCGGGCCGATTGGCCTCCGAATCTGACCATTCAACCCGAGTGGCACTTCAACGCTCCGATTGACGTCACCGAAGCGCAGTTGAAAGAGCTGACGGTCGAGACCCGCGTACCCAACGGCGGCCCAAACAATACGCCTGAGTGGCGTCGTCCGGCCGGCGCTAGGAACGAGCTTTGGGACTTGCTCGTCTACAACAGCGCGATGCTCGATGTGTGGGCCTACGCGTTGTTCGTTGAGAAACTGAAGCGCGCAGAAGGCGTTGACTGGCACATGTTCTGGGACCTGCAGCGTGGTCTTTTGGAGCGCTCGCAGGCCACGTTCTGAGGCTCCTGTTATGTCGTTCTGTGACGATCGCCAGTGGATGCGCGCGCGTCTCGAGAAGACCGAAGCGCTGATCGTCCAGGTGGAAGACGCGATCCTGCAGCTCTCGACGGGAGCAATCCAGAGCTACTCGCTCGACACGGGCCAATCACGGTCGTCGTACACGAAGCAGTCTATCGGGCAGCTGAAAAACCTGCTTTCGGCCTTGGAAAACCGGCGTGCGGCGTATCGGTCGCGCCTTGGCTGCGGAGGGAGCAAGCAGCTTGCGCCGGGCTGGTGACGCTCCTCCTGCAACCATGTTCGGCGTTTTCAGAAAGCTCGGCCGCAGCAGAGACGTGGATGTTTCCAGTGTCTCGCTTGCGGATCTATCGCCGACGGTTCAGCCCGTCAAAATCCGGGCGAGTGATCTTCCTGTTGCCAGCAGCGCGGATTGGGAAGTCCGCATCCACGACGGCGAGAGTTACGCTGGCGGATTCGGTCCGACGCAGGTCCTTTTTGCGGACTACTGGACGCTTCGGGCGCGCTCGGCGCAGCTCTACGAGACAAACCTCTACGCCCGGGGCATCATCCGACGCTTCGTCACGAACATCATCGCCACGGGGCTCAATCTCGAATCGCTGCCCGAGGAGAAGATCCTCGGGAAGAAGGATGACGAGCTCGACGATTGGACCGAGGACGTTGAGCGCCGGTTCAACATCTGGGGCAAAGATCCGAGGCTCTGCGACCAGTCCGAGCTTCTGACGTTCGGCGATTTGCAAAAGGTCGCGCTCATCGAAGCGCTGGTCTGCGGAGACGTTTTGTGCGTCTTGGCTCAGGACAAGCGCACCAGCCTTCCTCGGATTCGTCTGATCCCCGGTTCCTGCGTTCAGGACCCGCTCAACTATAAGTATCAGCGCGGCAAAAACCGCATCGTTCACGGCGTTGAGCTGGACAAGGACGGGCGGCACGTAGCGTTTCACATCGTCCAGGACGACGGCACCAGCAAGCGCTTGCCGGCATATGGCCCATCTGGTCGTCGCATCGCCTGGCTTCTGTACGGCACGGACAAGCGTCACGCAGATGTACGCGGGCAGCCGTTGCTCGCGCTGGTGCTCCAGGCTCTCCGAGAGATCGACCGGTATCGAGAGGCGGCCATGCGTAAGGCCGTCGTCAACTCGATGCTGGCGATGTGGGTCGAAAAAGAGCAGGACGCACTCGGCAGTCTCGGACTCAGCAGCGGTGCTCAGGTTCGCGACGCTACCGAGCCCACCACCAAAGACGGCGCGGTCGTTCGTCGGCGCCTGCTTGAGCGAAACCCGGGCTGGGTCATTGAAGAGCTGAGCCCCGGCGAAAAGCTCCACGCTCACACTTCGCAGGGCACAGACGAGAAGTTCAGCGACTTCGAGGCGGCCATCGTTTACGCGATTGGTTGGGCGCTCGAAGTTCCGCCAGAGATTCTGACGCTCTCGTTCAAGAACAACTACTCCGCGTCGCAGGCTGCGATCAACGAGTTCAAAATCTTCCTGGACGTCTACCGCCACAAGTTCGGCGATGCGTTCTGCCAGCCAATCTACGTCGACTGGCTCGTCTCGCAGGTGCTCACGAGGCGCGTTCAGGCTCCTGGATTCCTCGAAGCTTGGCGTGATCCGCAGCAGTACGATCGATTCGGCGCCTGGGTGGCCTCCGAATGGTTCGGCCAGATCAAGCCGACGACTGACGGCGTCAAGCAAATGCGCGCGGTGATCATGCAGCTCAACGCAGGACTGATCACCTTCGACAACGCATCACGTCAGGTCACCGGTCAGAAGTTCTCGCGCGTTGTGAAGCGGCAGATCCGTGAGCGCCAGATGCTCGCGGAGATGCACGCAGCCGGGCAACTGCAGGACAACGACCCTGGCGATCGACGCAAAACGGACATCACGGACAAATCAACTTCGCCCAATTCCTCGGACATGCAGCAGGTCGCGGTGACGTGGCTGACCGAGCACGTTGACGAGTTGGAGGAGGTTCTCGAAGCCATGCAAACCGGAAAGGCGGCGTGACCATGTGGCTGATGGATCGAAAGCTCGCCGAGCAAATCGAGCGGGCTAGAGCAGAAGGCTTTGTGCCGACTGCTGAAATGCAGAGCCGGTTCAACGACTACATCCTGCAGGGTGCAGAGCGTGGCGGCCCTCGAAATCTGCGCATTGCCGGCGACGTAGCAGAGATCCGCGTTGAAGGGGTTCTGACGCCGAAGTTCGACATCATCGCGTGGCTCTTCGGCGGCGGGAACACGACGTATGCGGACATCCAGGCTGCGCTCGCCTTGGCTGGAAGTGACGCAAGCATCAAGCGCGTCGTCTTCCACATCGACAGCCCTGGGGGCCACGTGCATGGGCTGTTCGACACGATCGCTGCCATTGAGGCATTCCAGAAACCGATGGTTTCTCGCGCCGCGTTTGCTGCTTCTGCAGCGTACGCGATTGCTGCAGTTGCCGGCAAGATCGAGGTGGTCAACCCGGCGGTGTCCGTAGGTAGCGTGGGCGTGGTGGCTTCCTACTTCGTGGATGATGGAGTCATCGACATCACCAGCACTGAGGCCCCCGACAAGCGCCCTGACGTATCCACTGAAGAAGGCCAGGCGGTCATTCGGAAGCACCTGGATGCACTGCATGAGCTGTTCGTCGATGCCATCGCTCGTGGCCGTACGCATGCGACCGGTCGCGAATTCACCGTCGACGATGTGAACGCGAACTTCGGTCGTGGTGCCGTGGTGCTCGGCAAAGAAGCCAAGCGACGCGGCATGGTCGACATGGTTCTGAATGCGAGACCGATCGCTCGCGTGCGTGCGGTCGATGATGGAGGGCCTGCAATGGCTATCGGTGAACAGGCGGTCAATCAGCCCGCCACTCAGGAAATCTCTCCCGTGGCTCCGGCTGCGGAACAACCAGCGGCTGCCAGCGCTTTGCAGCAGTCCGCACCCCGGGCGTCGGAGCATGGTGCTTCGGAGCCGAATCCCAATCAATCGGCACCGGCCGCTGAAGGCGGTGCTCAACCAGAGGTGAAAGCCATGGATTTGAAGAAACTTCAAGCCGAGCACCCGGACGTTTTCGAGGCTGCGGTGCAACTGGGCGTGGACAAGGAGCGCAAGCGCGTCAATGCCCACCTGAAGATGGGCAAGTCGCACGGCGCGATGGATGTTGCGCAGAAGGCGATTGCTGAGGGCGCCAGCGTTCTCGACGAGGAAGTGCTGGCCGACTACCTGTCCGCCGGTCGCAATGCTTCGGACGTGTCCGCTCGCCAGCGCGAGACTGACGCGGCCGTGGCG